TGCCCTTTAACTCTTACTATTAAAGTAAGCGGAATGAAGATTAGAAGTTCATTCCGGTTTGAGGATTAGATATTACATCTAACCTCGGGGTTGGCATGGAAACCCTTAATAACTTATCAAGATTGTCTTGATAGTTAGGGCCTACTTGTAACCAAACTTGGTACCTGTAGTTTTCCATCTCACTGAGGAAGAGAACCTCCTCCTCAGGGTGCTTACTAAGCCACCGGCATACTGTACACTTTCGTGCATTATGTATACCTGCTTCGCCATAGCAAGCAGTCAGCCTTTTCTGTTTTGCAGTCACAGCCCAGTGCATCGGAATGGCATGCATAGGATCATCTGATTGACCATGCTCCCATTTACGATCGTACTCTGTAATAACGGTACGATGGTCACACGGATCAATATATCTCCGCTTAATTGTACCATCCGTAACGTAAGCTGTGGGTTGACGATGGTAGCGAGAAACAATATCCTGTTCTCCCCACAAATCATCAGCCGGCGTACCAAATTGCGAAACAGTCATTTGAGGAACGCATTCAGCAATCCATTTCTGGATCTTCATACCAATATGGGATAAACCTAATTGGAGAAACACTTTAGACATGTTAATTAATGCCGTAATTGTGTTGCAAGGATGCGCCTCACCAGTGCGGTCTCGATCATTCCAGAACTTAACATTTGTGATAGTCAAGTCACTGAAAGACTGAATTTTCTCAACGTTACTGGAAATAGCTAAGCTATGTCGTGGTATATAGAATCCATCGACAACAGGGTCATCACCCTTAATAGCTTCCGCACCACAACTTTCCCGAAAGAAAGCATCATCATCGAAGAAGGACTTATCACTATTAACGTGAAAGCCACACTCTTCAAGACAGAAAATAACAAATTCTGCCAATGATGTGGGTACTTGTTGATCATCACCCATGGCGTAACAGCTGTAGGGAAACAATTCAACCAATTCGTAACACTCCTTATTTCGGAAAGTTACACGTTTGCCCAATTGCACGGGTATGGACCCCTCTTGATTGGCATATATGCTAAACAAGTGGCAAGCTGCACAATCAATAGCCCAAAAGACTAGTGACTGAAGCAGAAGTGTATAGGCACTACCCATTGGAGCGGCCATATGCAAGGTCCTATATTCATTATCATTCTTAAACAAAGGCGAATGGAAAGCCTTGGGGCGGAACTTATCAATAGCAGTTACCACCACCTCAGGGAAAATTTCCCTAACGAGGGAAATCCGAACGGTATCGCTAGCCCTACTCATATCGATAGTAGCGTAACCGGCATTACCAAGTACGGATTCATAAGCTAACCTGACCATTATAGATTGATCTCTAAATGGGAGGTTGTTTTGTAACCCTCGCTTATTAATACACCTTTCTAACTCGTGCACAATTGCTTGTTGAAAGGCGAGATTAATAGGATCATCGGGGCTAACGATGCGATACGATTTCACATCCTTAGGCACGGCACCAATAACAACTTTGCCGCGATCCGATAGATCTAAAATACCGTGTTCAAATGGATAAAGATCCAAATTGCTCCTATTAGGGAGTCTATCAAGATAACACAGTACTCTCGCAACCCTATGTCTAGGGTCACTACAACAGTTAGCAACTGCATTGGTAGTAGGACGAAAGCAATAATATGCCACTTCATCCTCAACATTCTGATAGTTAAAATCTTTCAGAAGCCAATCCAGATACTTCTTTGCTAAGGAAGTAATTTTACAATACGTAGAATTCAAGCTATGGTTTCGCTTGTCAAATCTCCTATTGTCGTTATCTGTTGTTGCAAATCCACGCAAACATTCTTCTCGAAGGTAGTTAGCCTTGTCTGGAGTAAAACGCTTAAGAAAGCGTAATGTCCACGATTTAAGCTGAGATGTCTGTCTCCACCCGAAGAAGGCTGACACAAAATTATGCCAGACAGGATCAGATGGAAGAATTGCAAAAGCATCCGTCTGAGACTCCGTATGGTCAAAACCATATTTAGTACAGAGTTCATACAGCTTACCCTGAGCCTTGACTACCTCAGGTAGCCCGTATCTCTGAAGGAGTTGCACCTCCCCTTCGATGATAGCACCAGGAGCATGCAGATCGACATGCATTCCCCCGAGATAAGTCAATAACGAAAAGGCAAGTTGACCCTCAATTAATTTTGGGTCATCTATACCCCACGTTTTATTCGACTCGTTGGCAATCTGGGTCAGATTGATTGGGAACATAGTTCCAAGAACATCATTGTTCACTAAGATCATAATTGGTCCTTTCACCTCATAACTTGAGGATTTCTAAATAATGTTGTTTCGCTTTAATCCTCTGTAGGTTTAAGTGCAGAACGCATTAACTCAGAGAATCTCCACGTGCCGTCTTCCTTCTGACAAGCAGAGATAAGACGAGCAAGGTGCTGACCTAACAGAGCATCGGTAATATAACCGGATAAAGGATGAGTGATTGTTAAATACATAACAACAGGATCATCTTGCCTAAAAGATGCATCAGCCGAATCCGAGGTAACTAAATCTGCCTCAAGCTGAACTGCATACTGCACGCCCTTATTAACTAAGGTTGTGTTCTTAGGCATATCCAAGTTAGTCCTGACAACAGGAACCTTCTTGCATCTGTAGGATAAAATCTCTCCCGCGTCAATGGGAGTGGTCGTGTTGTTTAACTCAACACGAGTTGGCTCATCCTCTACAAGGGCATAATTAGAAGTCTCATCCATATCATAAAGAGAGACATGCTTCGTTGTAGCGGCGGTGGTATTAGTGTACTTAAATGCTGATGTAATAGCCATAATTGGCCTCCTTTCGTTATCCTACGACAAGGGAAACAACATCAGCGGTACGCTTAAGCTTGAGCTTAGTGCTAGCTGTCTTGCCACCCTTATCGAACCAATAAGAACTGTCTAGGTTCGGCGGAGCTTGATACCAACGGTAGTATCTTGTTCCAACCTCATCCTCGTATTTGATGGAGAAACCGCAGAATTCGAAATCATAGTATTCAGAAGTGTAATACCTTTGATCCGAAATAACTGAGGCAACGTCACCAATAGGTGCAAACCAATCAACTACAAAGGAGTAGGGAACAAAGTCCCATAAAACATAGGGATTCACCATAAGCCCTACGTCGTGTAAGTACCGCATGGCCGTCTTTAGGCCTTCGAACGTACGAGGTCTGTACGCAAGTTGGCAGGTACAATGCACATTTTTGCCGTTCACAGTTCGGTTAGCTGAACCAAAAACGACTTCATGGTAATTTTGATTGAGAAAATCAAAATATCGGTCGACCTTATGGTTAAGATATGCATTATATTCTTGCGCATCCATGACCGATGTACAGTACTGATACCTGTACTTTAACCATGCAGATGAAGATGTTTCTGCGACCTTTACCACATCGTGGTTTAGGTACTTACGCTTCAAACGCCGTTTTAAGGACATTTTAGAAACATCAGATGCTAACTCCACAGATCCCATACCAAAAGTCTCGCATATGCCAGCTATGTCTGACACAATCTCTACGATATTCTGGATAGAATTGTCGTTAGCCTTGCCAATACCTGCGCATGCGTCATAAAACGCATGCTGCACTAACCAATCCAATTCGTACTGCCCCTTTGCAACGGACAGCCCCGAAATTCTCAGATCTTCTCTGAATAAATTGGATGTGAAATCCGGTTTGGCATATTCGGTATAACCATATAATGGTGCAGAACCAATATCCCATGATGAAAACCATGAGGAATTAAAATTGGCTAGCATCGCGTCATAGGCCTTTCCCGAATCGTAACTCTGGTCACCCAACCAGGGGAAATGGGTTTGCACGTCAACGGAATAGTGGCGATCGTTGATCTGGTATCTCCAGTTCGGCGGATCCATCTCTTTGTACTCATGGTAGTAAATCGTACCAATTGTCCAAAAATCTGTTCCTATTCCACGTGCGGGCTTAGCTTCAGCAAATATGTATGACTTTGAACTTGTGCGAAAAGTCATATAACAATAGGCGTAATGAATACCATTGTCATACGCTTTGTACATTGGGGTAAACAAATTACCCACATGCACATCAAGTCCAGGCCATAGGTTATGCTGATTGCACCAAAACTTCAAAGATGGTTGTGATACAAAAGTATACACAGGCGGAAGCTTTGCATGATAAACATCATTGCGCTTCCCCTTCCCTTTCTGGATAAAAGGATCGGGAACCAACTCCGATGTACGCGAACCAGGGATAAGCATAGGAAAAGCTTTTCCTCTGGTCCAACCTGCTGCGTTCATCCATTGTTGCGAAGGTCTGATCTCAGTACCTAACGCATACAAGGAAGCTGGGTAATATAGTACGATGTTATTATTAAGATTTTCCTAGGGAGAGATGTACGTGGGGAAAAGAAAAAAAAAAAAAGTTAATAAAA